GTATCATCTGTATTTACTTTTCCAATAATACTATTAAGTTGTTTATTTTTTTCTTTCATGCCTGCTTGAAAGATTTTAAAATCTGCATCCATCTTTGCTTTTAAATCGCCTTTTTGTAAATTTTCAGCGCCAAATTTAGTTGCAACTGCACTTTTTTCTTGACCGTTTAATTCTGCTAGAGCAGCTCCAGCTTTATTGATTGCGCTGTTTATATCGTCATTAAACTCTTTACTTTCAAGTGTTTCTTTGATGTTTTGATTTGCTTCAGCAAAAGTTATTGGCTTCGTTATTGTAGACGAAGTTTTGGCTATAGTTGTCGGCTTTGTAATTACTCTTTCAACCTTTGTTGGAAATTCATTAAGTAATCCTAAATTTTCATAGCGATATACAAATCTATATTTTGATTTAACTGATTGTCTTACATCAAAACTATTTATACCCCCATCAACACTGGTTTCACCATTACCATATACGCCACAATCTGGAAAAACTGTAAACCAAGCTTTTAAAAACCTATCATATGTTTCAAACATTTTAGTGTTTGGTACTTTACCACCACTCACAAAGCTTAATTGCACAACTGTTTTATTAAATCTTGGGTATGAAACTTTAGAACGAGGAATATCTATAGGCCTTCCTCTTTGCAAACTTCCATCAGTTAAAATTAAATAATGTGAGTTCAAAGCATAATCATTTGGACTAATACTAATTCTATCTAATGCAGTTTCAGCTGCAGTTTTATCATCCGCTTGAGTACCGGTTGATTCTATTTCTTTAGTTAAATATGCTAAATGTGATTTTTTAGCTATGGCTTGCATTGATTTCGCATTAGCTTTTTCAGGCGGACCATAAAAATCATCACTTTCATATACTGTTAATCCACCGATTGCATCATCATTAACACATTTTGGTCCTCTTCTACAGTCTTGAAATTCTTTTATTAGTTGTTCTGTGGAACTAACAAATGTGAATTCATATTCATCTGGTGTAGCATAACCTAAGAAAGAATTTTGATCTTGCAAAACATATTCAATTTTAGGTGTTTTGACGTCAACTAAATTTCCTTTGTTCACATAACTTGAAATGTTAGTTTGAGCTCCTCCAACTTCAATTAAATCTTTTATGTTACCACCGAATGCTGTAGTTATAGATGGCGGTGGATTCTCACCAAAAACTTTCAGTCCATTTAATATGCTACCAAATACGCTTCCTACTTTATTAAGAATAGTTCCTATGAATTGAGCTGCCAAATTTTGTTTACTTCTTCCTAACCCAGGAACTAAACCAGATGGATCTAAATTAAAAGCTGAATTGTTTAATTTAAGTTTTAATTTATCTTTATAAATTTTAGATGCATTTTGCACAGAAATAAGTGATGGATTTTTTTCTGGTTTAAGAGTTTCAATAGTTATGGAAGGTTTAACTGAAGCTTTTGATGCAAATGTTCTTAATTTTTGTTGTGAAAGATTAGGTAAACTTTTTTCCATTTGTTTAAGTAATGAAGCTGGAGCTCCACTTGTAATTATTTTCTTTAACGTACCCGTTGCTTCTTGATTACTACCAAGAATCAATGTTAGCTGAGACACATTAGTTGAGACAGCTGCTAAACTCCCATCACCAACAGATGAAGTTAATTTTACTGGCATGATACTTTTACTTATTGCTTCACCTTCTTTAGCAAACGGAGTTAGTGACTTAAATCCTTCTACTTCTTTGAAATCTCCTATTATTGTTCCTTCATTACTAATTTTATTTTCTTGTTGTGCTTCTAAAATATTACTAGTAGAAGTGTTTATATTTCTTGTTCTTTTTGCGTCTGTGTTTACTTTTTTTATAGGTACTATTCTTCTTAATGCTTCTACATCTAAAGGTTCATCATATGAAACTCTAACTTCTCCATAACTACCTCTAAATGTTATAACACCAGTAGATTCATCATATTGATAATGAACCATCTCAGATAATTTAAACTCTCTAAACTTTGGCCCTTGTCCTTTAAGTATTTCTTCATAATATTCTTGATCAAAATACTGTCTATCAAATATATCAAAAAGACTACTTCCCGGTTTTAATGTAACTGGACTTCCGCTATCTACTACTAAATCTGCCATTATGGATTCACCAATTTGTTAAAAATTTCTTTAGCAAAGCTAACTCTTTTTTCTGTATGTGCTAATGATTTATTAGGTCTTTCATATGAATCTTGAAAAACAATTGTTGCGTCTTTTGTCGTTGATGTTTTTCTTAAAAGACCATCTCCTAAGTAATTAAATGTTTCTAATTCATATTTAGTAAACAGTAACTGCGCACCGAGAGTCAAATGATCTAAGCCTAGTGTATTTGAGTATTCCACTAATTGACCTAATCTATTTCCGGCAGCTGCGGCTGGATTCCATTGTGCTATACCGGTAGAACCTTCATTTGGTGCAACTGCTCTTGGGTTTACTGTTGGGCCAGATTCAACGCAAAAATTACCTATTATTCCGCATGCTTGCTCCATTGTGTAGTTACCACCTTCTTCTGAAACAAAAAAGTTAAAGCACTTCTCAATATTTGAATTACCATCTAAATCTAAATCAATATTACCGGTTCCAGATTTATTATTAAATGACGGAAGTGTATTGTCTGCATCACCACTTTGATTAGCATAAGATTCAATTTTAGGTATAGAGCCTATAACTAAAGGTAGTTGCGAGTTCTTTCCATCTAAGAAGAATCCAAACACTTGTGCTCTTGGTTTTATACTACTATTGGCTCCTATACCAGAACTGCCGCCTTCAGTAACAGGTATTGCAACTTGAGCCCATGGTAAATCTGCATTAGGTATTAAGGTTGTGTCTTCTGTATGTATACCTTGTATTCTAACTTTCACTCTATCGAGCTTAAGAGGATCATTGACGTCTATCACCAAACCTACAAACCATCGATTATGATCACCGTAAAACATTTGACTCATAACACTATATCCTCAGTTAATGAACCTAGTTTACCACACAATAAAGTAGTATTATAATTTTCATCGTCAAAAACATGTCTTGCTGCGCATATTACATAATCTCCAGATTTTTTACTATCGAATGATAACTTTGTTTGATTTGTAGAAGAACTGACATTATCAATAAATAATATTCTAATAACTTTACCTATAGTATAGTTTTCATCAGCTGTCAGAAATTCTCTGCCTTTCACAGTAATTTGTATAGGTGCTTTTGATAAAAATGATTTTAAAGATGAAGCTATTATTTTTCTTTTATGATTACTTGCAGAAGTATCGTCTTGATAACTTCTAAAGTTTTTCAACCCATTTCGATAAGAACCACTCTGTGATATTTGCGTAACAGAACGAGAGTTATATTTTGAAATTTTTTGATTTTTTAATTTGTAATCAGGCGCATAAACGAATCTTTCATTTTCTCCGCCTAATAAATTATTTCTAGCTAAATCTTGAAATACTTCTTCAACATCAAACTTCACTCTATATGGTACAGCAGACATAGTGTCATAAAAATAATACTCACCTCCAACCAAACCTTCACTAACAATTGAAAGTAAATCTTCATTATCAGAAATTTTAAAATCCAATATATTATAATATTTTCGTGGCCCCAGTTGAGCCGAATTCAAACTAGGTGCATATATAAAAGGAACACTTTTATTAATTACTGGATCTTGAAGTATAGTACCTAAATCTCTCATAATTAAATTTTCCACACCTAAAACAGAATAAAGATAATAAGGCATTCCAGTTTCACTTACTGCTCTTTTTTTCAACCAATCGCATGCTTCAAGAGGATTTAAATTTGGTATTATAACCTTTAAATCATTTACAGATTCTACGCCTAATGACAACAAATCTCGTTCAACGTATTCACTTAATATTTTAGAAATAATTTTACCTGCAGAACCTTTATATGATCTACTTATATTTTGTAATGAAGATTTAAATACATGATATTCAACACAGTGTAACATAACGGCATCGGTTGCTTCATCGGCTCTTGTAATATTTTCAATTTTATTAATTAAAAATTCTTTATTTACAGTAAAACCTTCATTTCTTTCTTCAGACTGAGATATTTCTAGAGTTAATTTTTCACCACCTTGAAAATCCATATCTTGCAAAAGATTTGCAGTGTCAGCAAAAACAACTTCTGCAGTTAAATATGATTTTTCAATGTGTTCAAATATTTGAAATGACGATATCAAACGTTTTATATCAACCGACAAGTCAATATTTCTATCGCTGTTAGTTATGACTGCAGATAGTAGCTGATAGTCACTTCTAGTTTCAACTGCTAATTCAGACACATTATTCTCTTATAGCTTTTTTATAACCAGATACAACATTATTTATCAAGTTAGGTCTAATAACTCTTATTTGTCTAAGACTTTCATTAACATTATAATAAGCTTGTTCATTTGTGATTTCATTTTTTAGTGCACCCGGAGGAAGAAAACCTCCATACGTTAATGAGGTTACATCAGAATCTATTCCTAAATCTATTATACCACCTGTTGTGTCAGTATAGTAGTTTGCAGCCTTATGTTCATCAGAACTTGAAATTGCAATGATAGATTCTAAATTTCCACTAGTATTAGTAGATGTAAAAGTTTCACCTGATATTCTAAAAGATGGTTTACCTTCAACAACAATTTGGCCTAAGTCTGTATTTCTTCTTATAATTTTTCCACTTACACCAGATGTGTTACCGGTTATAGTTTGACCAACTTTAAACTTAGTTGTAATATTTTCTCTTGTAGTTACAGTTGTGTTAGGAAATATTTTTTTAATATAATTTTGAAACTCGATATTAGTTAGTGGCCAACCTTGTTGTCTTATATTATCATTTAATAGATAAAAAGTCCAATAATATAGTGGTGTATCATATAATTGAACAGAAACTTGATCTGGTCTATATCCTTCTTGTATAGTATAAAAAGTTAAAAATGAAATATCATCTTTTATTTGATCTATTACGTCTACGTATCTTGATATATTTTGAACTAAAGTAGGTCGCGCTTCATTACCAAAATTATAGAAGATGTCTTGAAAATCTTTAAAATACTTCATTAGTAACCGTTCCTTATATCTTTTTTATTTAGAGTTTTGTATTCAACAAAACTTAACGTTAAATCAACCTCATTTGGTTGACCGTCTCTTCTGAAAGCTCCGCCAGTCGGATTTATAGAAGTACTAACATTACGTAAATAACAATATTCTATTTTTGGAATATTTCTATTAGGTGCACCATTATAATTAAATTGTATTTTAAAAACATTAGGAAATTTAAATCCAATATCTGCACCACCTAATTCATCGATGTCGAAAGTTCCTGGGTACATTTCTTGTCTAAAATGTTGAACTATTTGTCTTATTACTTCTGCTTCTAATTGAGAACGAGCAATCATCTTAAACTGAAATGTAAATTCACGTAAACCTACACCTCTAAATAAAGCTCTTATATTTGGATTAATTATTGTTCTATTTTGAAGTGTTAATGCATTAGCTACACCTGCATTTAACATTGAAGCTTTATCAATAACTCGAGCAAGTCCAACTCTAAATGCTGCTTCTGAAAGTTTTTGATTACCACTTATGGCATCAAACATACTTACTACACCTTGATTGAATTGTCCTAACACAGATTCAAGGGCACCACCGCCTTGTTGCATTGCTCCTTCAACTGCAGCACCAAAAGCTCCTAACGCTGCATTGTCATATTGCGCATTGTCATTAAATTGCATCGTAATTGGAAAATACATATCCACTATCGGAGTATTTCTTACTTCTTGAAATTCAACACCTCCTTTAAAATATCTACCTGTTCTTTTTACAAACTGAGATTCTGAAATTTTATCTGCGACGCTTTTTCCTGCATCAAGTATCATTTCTGATGCTCCTCTATTTGTAGCAACAGAGGCTGTAGCACCTGTAGCTGATGCTGCGGCAGATGATGGTCCATCTATTCCAGCATTGGCTGCACCATACTGATTTCTTCCAGTATCACTAAAACTATCAACTTGTGCTCTTACATCTGAAGATGGCGCATCACCAAAACTATCAACTTGTGCTTTAACATCTTGAGTTTTTGCAGAAGATTCTAATAAACTTTTTAAATTATCAGTTGCAACTTTATCAAACATTTTTTGGCTTTCACCATCAACTTTAGGTTGTAATGAAAACATTTGAAATTGCACTCTAGCTTGATATGCTGGATTGTCAGTTTCAAGTGGATATTTCAAATCTACTGATCTTCCTACTCTACTGAATATTCCATCTACAAATTCTTCAAGAGTTCTTGAAGCTGTTCTAACTTGACCAGTTAAATCACTAAAATTAAGACTCCTAACATTTTCACCTGCTTGATTTATTCCTACTTTCGGCCCTATTCCACCGAAAGCATCTAACCCAGGAAAAGCACTTCCGGGTAATACTTCACCATTTGGTCCAACTTTATTGAGTGATGTGGTTGATACACCTGTTAATCCGATATCTGACATGATAATCCTTATAGATATATTAAATATTATTTTCTATTTATAACAAAAAACATGGCTTATTCTGGTAGATATTCAATCAAAAATGCATCTAAGTATAAAGGTGACATCAATAATATAATATATAGGTCTTTATGGGAGAAGGCTGTTTTTCAGTGGTGTGATAAGAATCCTAAAGTTAAACAATGGAGTTCAGAAGAAATCATCATTCCTTATTATTATGAAGTTGATAAAAAATATCATAGGTATTTTCCAGATATGAAGATAGTAATGGAAGACAAAACAATCTTAGTTGAAATCAAACCAGAAAAAGAAACACACCCACCAATCGGACAACGAAGAACAAAACAATATATTGCTGAAGGATTATCGTATATACGTAATATGAATAAATGGGAAGCAGCAAATGATTATGCAAAAGATCGTGGTTGGGACTTTCAAATATGGACAGAAAAAACATTACAAGAAATGAAGTTACTACAAGGCCCAGCACCGGGTAAACTCGGTAAATATAAACCATATAAACCTTTTCGAAAAAAACGTAGAAAAAAGTTATAAATAGTCTTATGAGTAATTGTTTTCATTTAGCTGTAGAAGGTGGTAAGTTGGATTTAACGCTTCCATTCTACACAACTATATTAGGTTGCGAACTCGGTCCTTCTGAAGAAGGTAAATGGCAAGACATTCATTTTTGGGGTAATGAATTAACATTACATGAAAGTGAACCAAGAAAGCAAAAGTCTTCAGATCGTGAAAGACATGATGTTGATATGGGTGCAGTATGTGTACCACACTTTGGTATACATTTACCATGGGACATATATACTAAAGTAAAAAAAAATGTAGAATCATCTGTTGGCTTTTATGATAAACCGTATATAAGATTTGAAGGTAAAGAAACTCAACAAGAAACTTTTTTTGTTGAAGATCCAAATTATAATATGTTAGAGATTAAGAGTATACAAGGTACGTATTATGAGTAATCTTTTTCAGAAACTTGAACTTGAAGCTTTTCGTGCTGGAATAAATCCGCGTACACAAGAATCAAGAGAATGGTTTAGAAGAAGAATACAAAGATTAACGAGAGTAAATCGTGATGCTTTAATGAGAGAACAAGAAATAAATCGTAGAGCATCACATAGCTACGGTTCAATGTTTATGTATTTTTATGATCCTAAGCATAAAAAGAAGTTACCTTACTATGACAGATTTCCATTAACTATACCAGTTGAACCAGCTGAAGGTGGATTCCGTGGAATCAATTTACATTACTTACCGCCAGTGTTAAGAGCAAAGTTTTTAGACGCATTATTAAATGTAACTAATAATAAAAAATATGATGAATCCACAAAGTTTAGATTGACATACGAATTATTAAATGGCACAAGAAATTTAAGATATTTCAAACCTTGTTTTAAACATTACTTGCTATCACAAGTAAAATCAAGATTTGCAGAAGTTCCTGCACCAGAATGGGAAATAGCAACGTTTTTACCAACTGCGCAATGGGAAAAAGCTTCTGCTGGTCGTGTATATTCAGATTCAAGAAAGGCATCAAATGGCTAATAGTATTGAAGACATAAAAGCATTAGCTAATACTAAGTTAGGTTTTGCTAGGCCAAATAAATTTTTAGTTACATTGCCTACAGTAGGTGTAGGAGGTGGATTATTAGCAGGAATAATAGGTGCATTTAATGGAGGTAATGGCGGAGCGAGTCCAAGAGAATTAAATATCTTATGTTCAAATGCAACTATGCCAGCAAAACAAATATTAACTAATGAAAGAAGAATTGGCATGGAACTACAAAAAGTGGCTTATGGCTACGCTGTTGATGATATAAGTATGACTTTCTATTTAATGAACGATTACGGAGTAAAAGATTATTTTGATAGTTGGCGAAGCACCATACTCGATGAAACAGGACAAGCATCTAACTATAAAAATGAATATGCTAAAACAGTAACAATACATCAACTAAGACAACCATTGAAAGGTTTTAGCAAACAATTAGGACCAATAAGATTTAATGCCGGTATCGGCGGCGGAAGTGTTTATTCAGTTGATTTGTTAGAAGCATTTCCTATAGCATCTAGTGCTATTGAATTAAACAATGATCTTGATGGTTTAGTACAATTAAATGTTACTTTTGCATATACAAATTGGAGAAGAGCCAAAGGTGTGCAGAATTTTATTAATGCAGATATTGACACACCACTAGGCGGAATTGATATACTATAAGGAGTGAAATATGGCATTGCCAGTATTATCTAATGATAAACCTACATATGACGTTGTGGTACCTTCATCACAACAAACATATAAATTTAGACCTTTTCTTGTTAAAGAGCAGAAAAGTTTATTAGTAGCATATGAATCTCAAGATATGAAACAGATTTTAAATGCTATGTTAAATTGTATTGAAACATGTGTGCCGGGAATAAACGTAAAAGACCTTGCAACATTTGACGTTGATTATATTTTTACACAAGTAAGAGCAAAATCAGTTGGAGAAAGCGCAACTATATTATCAGCGTGTGTTGAATGCAATGAAGAGAATGAAGTTAAAATTAATTTAGAAGATATAAAAATGGAATCTTCAGAAATTAAAACAAAAGTCATTCCAATAACTGATAAAATAAATGTTGAAATGAAATATCCTACATATAATGATATGTTAGGTAACCCAAACTTTATGAAACAAGACACTAATCAAACTGAAATACTATTTGAATCAATTGTATCATGTATGTATTCTGTACAAACTGGAGATGATAACATTGTCATCAGTCAAGAACCAAGAGAAGAAATTGAAAAGTTTGTTAACTCATTGAACAATGAGCAATTAACAAAGATAACAGAATTTGTTGAAGGCATGCCTACAATGAAACATGAAGAAAAATTTACATGTAAAAAATGTAAGCATGAAAATACAGTAGAACTGAAAGGATTACAAGATTTTTTTTAATTAACCTCTCTCATGAAACGTTGGAGAACTATTTCAAGACGAATTTTTTAATGATGCAACATTTCAACTATTCATTATCAGACTTAGAAGGAATGTTACCGTGGGAGAGAGAGGTATATTTAATGTTACTAAATGAACATTTAGAAGAAAAAGCACGAGAGGAACAAAGGCGATCAAGATGACAACACTAGCAGAAGTTAATGCAAGTTTAGGTGTTACCAATATAGCACTATCAGATGTAGCAAAAGAGCAGAAAGAAACAAATAAAGGAATTTCTAAATTTGTTGAATTTATGCAGGATAAAGATACACGTGATAGAAGAGAAGATATTGAAGATAAACGTGAACGTAAAGCTTCAGTTATAAGTAGTGTTGGTTCAGGTGCTGCGGCAGCAGGCGGCGCAATTGCAAGTGCAGGTAAAAAAGGATTTGGCTTAACAAAAGATTTATTTGGAAAGTTAGGTGGTATTTTACCTATAGGTTTAGCTGGTGCTTTTTTAACTAGTTTAGTTGGTTCAAAAATATTTAGAGGTGGTATTGCTGGTTTAGGTTTATTATTTGGTGATCAAATAGCAGAATTTTTAGCAGGTCCTAACGCAAAGAAAGAAGTTAAAGATACTATTGCAGGAGTTGTTAAAGGCGGTGCACTTGGATTTTTATTAGGTCCTAGATTCGGATTGATAGGTGCCGCATTAGGTGGATTACTGAGTAATAAAGAGATCGATGAACAAGCCGGACGATTACTTAGAAACTTAAAAGATTTACAAGTAAAATTTCCGGCTTTAGGTAAATTCTTTTCCGGTATTACCAGTGCAGTGGCTGGTGGATTAGAAAGTATTAATAAATTACTTGAAGGTACAAGTGAAAATAAAGTTGCAGATATAGCAAAGAGTATTGCATTAATAGGTGGTGTTGCAACGTTATTAATGCCTGGGAAAATAATAGGTCTATTAGCAATTGCAACAAAATTATTAATGAGGACCCCTGCAGGTCTCGCATTACTAGCAATTGCTGGTGGTGGCGTTGCTATTAATCAATTAATGGGAAATGAAGCAACTGATTCAGGTGGATTCGTTGCAAGTACAGCTGCTGCTGGAGCTGCATATCTTGGTTATAGAAAATTAACCGGCACAAAACCTCCAACAGATGTTGATTCACCTAGAACAGGAAGAACGAGAACAGGTGCACTAAAAGATATGAGAAGAATGCAAACTGGTTCAGGCAGCAGGTTTGATCGTCAGATGGATGTAAATTTAAAAGGTTTAAGACAATTTCCTAAACTCTTAAAATTTATAAAATTTGTTGGTAGAACTGGACCATTGGCTGCACTATTCGGTATTGGTAATATTATACAAATGGCTGCAACTGGTACGTTAAACGCAGAATCATTAACTAAAGTTTTTGCAGGTTTAATTGGAGGTGTTGCTGGCACAAAGATAGGTGCAGCAATAGGAAGTTTTTTTCCAGGGCCTGGCACATTAATTGGTGGTTTAATTGGTGGTGGAGTAGGTTTCTTTGCTGGTGAAATGCTTGCAGAAAAATTAGCTAACTTTTTACTAGGTACCGACGACGGTGAATTTAAAAAAGCTGGTAATCCAAGAGCAGCAAGAGCTCAAGCAGCCGCTATGAAACGTGGTGAAGATTTAGCTAAAACATATAAAGGCGAAGTGAGTAGTGGAGTTAGAAATCAAATTGAAACTAATAGTTACGGAACAGATAACAATAATATGGATCCTACGGGTAATCCTACCGGCGATGTTAACATGGTAAATTCTAATAATAGAACTGTAACTACAAACAACAATGCCGGAGTAGTGTTAGATAACTCCGGCGCTATTGATAGAAAAGATAATCTAAGTAGTCAGATTAAAAATCCTAGTAATTTATTTTAAGCATCTTCTTTCGCTAACTTAGCAAAATAAGACATGGTATCTTCATCACCATTATCAATTTCTTCTACTGTTGCAGGTGCAACTGCCTCAACTGGATCGTTGATTTTAGTTTCTTCTTGAACAGTATAAGAACCTGCATTCATATCCTCACCAAGAACTCTCATCAATTTAGTTTTAAGTTCATCATATGTTTTATAGTTCTTTGGATTAGTAAATTCGGTGATATCATGTAATTGATTATATACACCTTCCAACTTAGCTTCATCTGATTCTAAGAATGGTGTAGGTGTAGCAAACTCAGACTTATCATAGTTTCTATAACCTTCAACATTTCTTATCTTTAACTTAAAGTTTGCACCTTCCCAAAAATCAAACGCATCCATTGGAGTTTCATCTGCAAATTCAGGATTCATTTTATCCATAATCTTATCGAAGATTTTCTTACCAAATTTATATAAGAATACTTTACCTTCGTTTTGAGGTGCTGATGGATCTTGAACCACATATATGTTAGTCACATAATGTAATCTTCTTTTCTGAGATCTTGCTTTTTCTTTATCAGCATCAATACCAGAATTCCAAAGTCTTGAATTAAGTTCACCGACTGGATCAGTTTGACCAATTGATGTAAGTGAATTTTCAATATACCATAAACCAGTAGGACCTTTAAAACCGTGATCCCAATATCTTACAAATGGTATTGCACCATCTTTCCCTGGTAAGAACCTGATTACAGCATAACCATTACCGGCTTTATCTACTGTAGGTTTCCAAATCCTTTCATCGACGTAGGATTTTTGTTCACCACCACCGGATGCCTGTGCTGCTTCTATAATTTTATTGATGTTAGTGCCGCGATTGCGTTTTAATGTTTCAAATGACATAGTATTGTCTCCTTATTAACTGAAATATTAACTGAAATATTACTTGTATATTAATGTAATCCCGTCCGACTATCACTAGCTTCAGAACTACCTATATTATATATACAGCTTTATTCAAAAAGTGAAGAATCAATGGAATTTTTTTTCGGTAAGAAATTTAAATCCATTGCCTCTGCTTCAAGCTTATCTCTAATAACTGGTGATATAAACTTCCTCACATCTTCTGGTTCAATATCATTCTTGTTACAAACATATAATATTGCATCCATATAAGGAATCTTCATATCAGCCACTGTATTTTCAATAAGCTTTGTAAATTTAGACTTAGTTAGAAATTGTTCTTCTACCTTCATTTGTCTAAAACCCTTAGTAATATTGTATCTTTATTTATTCTACCATTAGGTACTTTAGTTTTTGTTTTAAGTAGTTTCCAAGCATCATTAATTTGATTTGGTGTTTTCTGTAAAACAATCGGTAAGAAATCAAGTGGTTTACGTAAACATATTGTTCTACTTAAATCTTTTGAAAAGTTCTTAATGGTTGATCCAGATATTTCAAATCCATTTGGACTTTCAGTAATATATTCAATAACCATTTTACTTTTAGTATTGAATGCGTATAACCTTGTCTTTGTAGGTATTTGAATTGGATTAATTGATACAATTTTAAAATCATTATCTTCTTTTTTGTATTGAACCCTTGAAACTTGTTTATCAATTGATTTAGGTCTTTTAACTTTAACATTACGAGATGCTTTAGTTGCAGACCTTATTCTTTCAAGATCTTCAAGCATTGCTTTACAAACTTTGATTCTATGATTCAGGGTTGACCGTTTCAGGTGGGAGTATCCTTCAACAGCTTGATCGCATCTTTTGTAATATGCGTCTTCATAATCAAAAAGCCAACCCTCAATCATCG